TCATCTATCGTTCCTTTCTTTTTTAGCCTGTTCGCAGAGCTCCACAAACTTTTTTGGTACGTCAGGGTGCCAGCCACCTATCAACGCCTGACAATTAATCTTGTAGTCTTCTTCTTTACGGCTCAGCTCGGTCAGGTATATGATAAACCCACAGAACACAACACCGACCGCGACTAACCATAAAAAACTAGAATGGCGCATCTTCCAGCTCCTCCTTTATTTGTTTGGTTTCTTGTCTAAAAAACTTCTTAGTCCATCCGTATACGTCGACAAAGTAATCCGCCTCTTCTTTACGCTTTACTGTGCGGATTAGCTCGTCGTACTCGTTGTATATCTTGTACACTATTTGTTTAACAGTGCGTTACAGGCGCTCTTTAGCTGAGTGCGCAAGGAATCATTCTCCCTTACTAGCTCAGCTATCTTAGCGATCAGGTACTGCACATCCTCAGTGGGTAGTGTCATGCTACACCCCCAGTGGCTTAACAACAACGGCCTTGATGTGCTGGATCTGTGTCACCTGTGCGACAAAGTCCTTGTCACCAAACTTACGCACGAGTGGCGCGCTGATGTTCTCGCGGTCGTACTCTTGCACCTCAGCAAAGAAATCTACTCCGTTGTACTTACCAACGCCACGCGCGATAAGCGCTTGCTTGATAACACGTGCCTGTTCTTCTAGCTTGGCAATCTGTTGGTTCAAAATTGCTAAGTCGTCAATCATATTGTCTGCAATCATTTTAATTCTCCTATTTGTTTTGTTTAAATACCAGTTCATATTGTACATCAAGTTCATTACGTGCGTCAACACTTATATACGATTCGTGCTCACCATTGGAGTTAATATAGTGATCCCATGCCTGCGCTGGCGTGTCAAAGTCCTTTACCTCGTTCACTCTGCGCAGTATTGCCAATGGGTAAGAATCATCCCCCTTTTTAAATTCACCAAACTCCACAATGCCGTAGTAGTACGTTGTCATTTTGCCACCTCCACAATGTTGTCAATGTTCCAGTCACCATCACCATACTGATTAAAATCACCACCATCCATATCGTATGCCATATCCTTTGCCTCGTCAATATTTTCTGCCTCAATTTCGGTCTTAACGTAGTTAACGTAGCTTGCGTAGACAACAAATTTCTTAGTCATTACTTTGGCTCCTCAAATACGTTGTCAATACTCAGCGCATCTGTTCCACGCTCTATAAAGGCTGCACTGTCTACCTCACTGGCAATCTTTCTCGCCTCTTCAACGCTCTCAGCCTCCACGACAACGTCCACAAATGTCGTGTAGCTTGCCTGTACCTTAAACTTTTTCTTTGGTAGGCTCCAGTTGTCTACCTGTAAAAATACGTTCCACGGCTCGCATTTGGGGAAGTCTTTTTGGAAGAGCTCAATTGCTTTCATCTCGTCCTTAGCCATCCACGTCAAGTACCGATATGATCCGTCGTAATCTATAAATTCAATTAAGTAGCAGTTAGTCATAGTAAATAGTTCCTTTTAGGTTATTGTTTGTGGGATATATAGAGTTGGTGACTGAGCGTCTTTTTAGTCGTTCGTCTGAGAGTACTTAAGCTGAATAGTGTCATCTCAATCACCAACTCTATATATCCCTGAATTAATCTGTTTATTATAATGACCTTGGTATTATTTGTCAAGCGTCATCGCCATCGGGGAATAAATCCCTATCGGCAGTGTGGCTAATGCCTTCGTATTCATCCAAGTAGTCCCACACTGCCAAGCGTAGGTCTGTGACATTGTCCTCGCTCGCACGCTCCAAAATGTCTTCAATGTCACCGCGCGTAAACGCAATGCCAATCTTCTTGGCGTACTGCATAATGTATTCATAGGTCATGGTAAAGTCCCTCATCTTCAATAAACGATTCAGTCAAAATGTATCCCTGTGCCTTGGCTTGCGCCTCTAGCACTGGCACACAAGCGTTATATAGCTCATCGTCGGCAAACTTTGCCACAACTTCGCCATAGCTATTGTCTGGTGTCTCAAAGTAAACAACAATCATTTTAGTTCTCCCATACGCTTAGTTGGGCAGGATTCTCCCATTCTGCAAATAACCCATACTTCTTTAGGGTCTCTCTGATTAGTGGGTGCACACCAAACTCCCAGTCATCCATGCGGTACTCATCATAGTAGTCGCACCACTTGTAGCTATCTGAATCCTCGGCACTGATCCAAAAGTTGTACTTGTCTTCGTGATACTCACGGACTGGTACACCTAGTTTTTTAAGTGCGTTAAATGCGTTACGAAATGGTCTCTTCATTTTCTTGGCTCCTTAGGCGTGATTACTTCTCTAATTATTGGATCAAAGCGGATCAAGTACAATCCGTCTTCTCTGTACTGCTCAGCAAAATTTTCCATTGCGGTGCGAGCGGTATCTTCGTCAAAGTACTTGCCAAGTATTTGTGGTTCCCTGATCGTGCGCACTAAATATTTTTCATTCATACTTCCTCCTTAAGTATTCCACAGGTTTAGTAGCTGGTTGCGTGCTTGCCTAGTTATTGCGTTGAGCTCGTCGGCAATACCACCGCCATTGATCTCTTTAATCCAGCCGTAGCCGTACCAATGATCGTTCCTGGGGTCAAAGTACACGTCGATGCAGTTCTCGCCCCAGTGGAGCTCAAACGCCTTGCCACCCTGTTTTATGTGCTCACCCAAAGAGCGCATAATAGTGGCACGTGATGGCTTACGTTTTTCGTAGTTAATTGTGATAATGTCGTGTGTTGTGCTCATTTATTATTCCTCTGATTCCTCTATTTGAAAATATTCACACTCAAAACAAGTGTAGTTCTCTGCTACGTCGCACATAGCGCACCCTATCGTGGGTTTTAAAACATTACGAGCTCGATGGAACGATTCTAGTTTATTGTTGCGGTAGTCTATCCATTCAGAGTCCGTCATCTTGTCAATATCAATCATTTATTATGCTCCAGTTCACTCATTAGGTTGGCGTGCTCGATGTCAAAATCGTCGTATACAAGCTGGTAATCAAGAACAATAAACTCTTCTTTGCCCTTGGTCATGTAGGACTTGAGCTGGTGCTCGCCATTGCAGTAAAAGAAAATCTCACTGTCAGGCATGCCAAATGAGTCTTCGCCATACTCTTCGGTCTCGTTATTAAAATCAGGCTCATCACCAAAGCTGAAGTAGTAGCCTCCAATTGTCTGATCGGGCTCGTCTTCCCATTGGATGGTAGCGTAGGCGCCAATTGGTTGTATTGTTTTCATGATTAACCCCTAAATTGTAGTGAATAAATGTTGTACATGGTGCTCCAGTCTGTCACGCCATTTTTACGTGGGTACAGGTTAACTTGAAAAAATCCACGCTCTAAATAGTCATGGACGTTTACCTCGTAGTCTGAGTGGTACAGTGCGTAAAACCACTCTCGGGACTCGAGGATCTCGTCCATGTCCTCCTCGATCCTTTTTTTAACTTCTTCGTATATCACGTTCATGTTGGATCCTTTAGGTTATCAAGTTGGTCACGAGTGTCATCAATGCACTGTTGGATGTAGCCTAGGCGCTCCCAGTCTCCATCGTCAAGGCAAAGATCGTACTCTACTAATAGGTCACGCAAGTGTTGTTCAATTGTAGCTTTTTTCATGTTAGCTCGCCCTGTAGTAGCATTGCACAAGTGATCGTGGTAGTCCTTGGTCACTGGATGAATTGTCGTGGTATACACCATCAATCAATGCGACCGCGTGACCGCGCTTGACTACTATCCACTTACCCTTGGCGTTGTCACGTGCGAACGTCGCTAGTGTTTGGCGGTTGCCACGGCTTAGCGTGTCCATCTCGGCAGATGGGTTGCCACTTAGCTTTTTAATTACGACGTTGGTCTGCTTGCGGAACATACCTCGCCTAGGTTCTCTGCCAGCCTGAGCGCAGAGCTCGTGTGCCTTGGAGTACTCGACGTTGAACGCCAAGCTGAGCGCACGAACGACGCAGTCGTTGGTCTCGTTGTTGATCGTGCGTGGGTTGTTTTTGATGTATTGAAAGTCCATAAGCTCTCCTGTGTGTTGTGTGTGGTCATCATCAGTGCACGCCTAACGTGCAGACTGGATCGCTCCAGTTTCGACCTATTTAAAACCGCGTTACACCACCTCTGAGTATACTTTTGCGTAAGAAATTATAGTGCCTGTTTTTATCATTCGTTCCTTAAAATCTTCCAACGAATCAGCCTCACGATAACTAATTTGACTTTGGTAAATACTATTGTTTTGTAGTCGGTATTCAATAATCACTTTTTTGTTAAAATACTTGGCTCTGTTAAAAGCGATCGCTAGGTCTTGGTTCATATTTTTTCCTTGGTTGTGTTTTACTTCTTGATATATTAGTTTTCTGTGTACACTTTTTTGGTCATCATCAGTACACGCCTAACGTGTAGACTGGATCGCTCCAGTTTCGACCTGTCATATTATAACTGCTTTCCAATCCTTGCCCTCGCCTGTCACTGTCTTGGCGTACTGCTGGTACTCCGACCATGTCACCTTGGCGCGTAACGCCCAGCGTGATCTGCCCAGCGCGTTGTCTTCCCACCACAGTATCGCTACTGATTTACGTTCGTACATTATACAGGCTCCAATCCAAAGTTGTTGTTGTTTTGGTTCACAATCTTAAACTGTCTGCCCTCTACCTCTACTATGTCACCAGTGTACAGGTGTGGTGATTCGTCGCGCTCTCTACCCTTGCGCGCATTGTACTCGCGGTCATCGGTAAGCATGGTGCCAGCGAGTGTAAAGCCGAACTCAAAGCCACCCTTAAGCCGTTCAGCTTTAACGTACGCGTCCCAGTCGGTAGGCATCTCAAAGCGTGGGTTTTTCTCATGCCAGCCACGCAAGGTAAAGACGTGGGCATCTTGAAAGTAAGGGCGCGTGCCCTTGATCTGCACTTGTTGTCCGTCTTCTAGTTTGGTGATTACTGTTGTCATGGTATGTATCCTTATGTTGTTTGGTCATCTTCAGTACACGCCTAACGTGTAGACTGGATCACTCCAGTTTCGACCTGTTAATTTGCGACACGCTCAACAAATGCTCGCTTAGCCTCTGTGCCTTGTGCTATGTATGCGTCTGAGCCATAGGCTGGATCGGTCTCTTCCCAGTACTGAAAGTCTACTGTGCCAGCCTGACGGACACGCTCAGCAAGGTGTTCAGCTTTTGCTAACGCCTCAGTGCGTACGTCATTGTGGTAAACCATTCCGTCTTCGTCATCGACTTCCAGCTCATCGCCTAAGAATGTTGCGTTGTGGCGGAATGTGCGTCCGTCTTCGTACTGAAGTACGACGTAATAGAGCTCAGCGATAAAGGGATAACCATCGTCGTCACGCCCAGCGTCATATAGGTCAGATGCTACGCTAATATCGTATTTCATATTGATTCTCCTGTTGGTTAGTATTGCCTCGAGCTCACTGGTATCAATGAGCTCTGAGCACTACTATCTTGTGGGGCTCGAGCACTGCCTCTTATCCCACTCCTAGTCTTTGCCTCAGCATATCTAGGGATTGCCACATGATTATAGAGGCTGGTACTTAGTCACCTCTTGAGTGGATTAGCCACTGCACTTCCGATATGTATAATACTAACGACCTTTGGAATAAAAAGCAAGCACTTTATAATACTTGATTAACTTGTAGAGTTATTTGGATGGGTGCTCGGTTGAATGGTAAAGATACAACATCTCGCCCACCCCACCGCCCAGCCCTCGCATGCGCGTCGCCTTGGAACCCACGTAGCTACTGGAAGACTAGAGATCGCAGAGTACTTGGTACTACCCCCTCAGCTCAGACCAAAACGCCTCTATGCCCCGTTAGATTGCGCCCAATCCGTCAATAGGGGTTTACCCTAACCTGGCGGTTAGTAAGTACTCAATTACTTAGCGCACCAATGTGGTGCATAGCCCAACGCACCAATGTGGTGCGCACCATCGTGGTGCATGCACTAACGTGGTGCACGTGCACCAATGTGGGGCGCACCATCGTGGTGCATGCACCGATCTAGTGCGCACCAACTTGGTGCGTGCACCATATTGGTGCACCACAATGTGGAATCGCATTCCACATTGTGAAACGGGTCCCTTTTTTTAATGCCGACCACCCACTTTGCGGACCCACCCCCCGGGGGCGGTGGCCCCATGCTCAAACCTGAATTTTTACAATTCTACAGTTTAATTATCAAATTGTATAAAAAATTTTTAAATTTTTACAATTTTGCAGTTTAGTTATCAAATTTTTTTTGTAAAAATGTAATACATAGGGTAAACCCTATTAGGGTAAACCCTTAGTTTTTTGCGTTCCCTGTCAAATTGGCAGTCTTGTGGCAGTCTTCGTGGCAGTCTTCTAGGGGTCCCTTTCTTTTAAAATCAATAACTTACGCGTGTCGTGGCACACTAGGCAGTCTTCTTTTCATTTTTTTATTTTTTTTAAAAAAAAGTAAATTGTATAGCAGCCTCTGACTTGGGATAAAGACTGCCAAGGGTGCCAACCCTGTCAAACCAAACTTTTAGTTATATAAAAATTCTTTAATATAATTTTTTGTAATATAGTGTATTTTAATAAAATTTGCGTATTAGTAGTAGTATGAACAATTACGTTTATCAAATTCAAGGCGTGTTGGAAAATTCTGCCGGTAAGCTACAAGGCTTGCGAATCTTGGTATGCGACGCAAACAATTTTGATCAGGCAGACGCGCCCATCAGTATTTTAGATAAAGAAACCGCCAAGTACTTAGAGTTTCGTTTAAAGTTATCTGATAGCGTCCTTAGCATTAAAAGACTGCCACTCAAAATTCAAAATAACATTCGTGACTCCCTTGGAAAATGGTTAGACCGTTGGGTCTTAGAAAATTTTTATGGCAATACTAGCAACACAAAGGGTGTTAACCTTTGACTACTGGAAATTTGCTTACGACCTAGTCGAAGGCGACGTGGTGTTTGACCACCTTGGACAACCCACAACCATCAAACTAATCCAGCAATACAGAGCCCCGACGTGCTACGAGGTCCAGCTTAGCGACGGACTGACAATTGCGGGTGACAAGCACCTCAAACTTCCCTTGGAAAACAAAAAGTATCGTGACAGGGCTAACCTCCACCAGGGTAAGTACAAGTTCCGGCGTCCTTTAAGCATTACCTCTGTCTCTGAGCTGGCCAGTACGCCACTAAAAAAATCAAACGACCGCTTGGAATACTCAATTCCTACCGCCGGCGCGCTACAACTTCCCCACAAAGATCTTCCGGTGCCTCCGTTTGTGTTTGGGTTCTGGTTTTTTAACCACCGCAAGAACCAAATGATGACACCACCCGCCGGAACAGAAGAAATTATCCACGAAAAGTTTAAAGACGCGGGCTACATTGTCATTGAAAAGTGGAATCGCCCTGGAAATCTAACCACGTTTATCACAAAACCAACAATCCGGTCACACTTACTGCCAAATATACCCACGTCTATCCCAAACAACTACCTTTTAGCTTCTGCGGAGCAGCGGCTAGAGCTGCTTAGAGGGATTATGTACTCAAAATCCTATCGTTATAACCAAAAGTTAGATAGATTTCGGATTGCGTCACAAAACAAGCTGCTAATGAAACAGATCCAATACCTTGCCGAGTCTTTGGGGTGTAAGACAAAGCTAGACGGACCTCACCCACGCAATGGATACGTGCTTTTTATCAAAACGAAACTTAAACTTTTGATTTGTCAGACACCAAAACCTATTAAAGTGCGGCAAGACTGGCGCATGATCACCGACGTCTATGAATTGCCGTCTCAAAACTGTGTACATATTGAGACAAACAGCCCGCACGGTACTTTTTTAGTGGGAGAAGGGTTTATAGCATGCCATTAACCACAAAACAACAAGCAGAGCTAACAAAATTTGCAGCAGCACGCACCCACTGGCCTACGCAGGAGCTTGAAGCAGCTCTGTGGCAGGTTAAATGGTCGCTGCAAGCACTACCACACCAAAAAGAACCAGACGATGGACAATATGATACCTTCCTTATGCTTGCCGGTCGCGGATCGGGCAAGACTCACACTGCCAGCCATTGGATTGGCATTCGTGCTTGGCTTTACGACAACACCCGCTGGCTCGTCACTGCCCCCACATCCAACGACATACGAGCGACTTGTTTTGAAGGAGACTCTGGACTCCTTAACATCATCCCCAAGTCTCTTATTCGAGACTATAACAAATCCCTTTTTGAAATTACCCTTACCAACGGATCCATCATCCAAGGAATCCCCGCGTCGGAACCAGAACGCTACCGTGGTAAGCAATATCACGGAGCCTGGTTCGATGAGCTGTGTGCTTTTGACTACCTCGACGATGCTTATGATGGTGTACAGTTTACCCTTCGACTCAAAGACCCTCGTATTCCTCGAGTGCAGCAAATTATTACTACAACACCCAAGCCCAGGGAAACTATTGTAGACCTTGCCGAAGGTAAGATTGGTGGCGACGTCTACATGGTCAACGCCTCGTCATACGACAACCGAGAAAACCTATCTGAAACGTTTTTTAAGCAGCTTGAGACGTACGACGGCACAGACATAGGCCGACAGGAGATCTATGGTGAGATCTTGGACCCAGAGTCCTCTGGCATTATCAAGCGTAGTCATTTTAAGATGTGGCCAGCCAACAGACCAACACCAGAGCTAGAGTTTGTCTTGGCGTCATACGACCCAGCGACCAGCGAAAAGACCGTCAACGACCCCACGGCATGTGAGGTATGGGGTGTCTTTCAGCAACTCGACGGCGGCTTGGCGGCTATCCTTCTTGACTGCTGGGATGAGCACCTATCTTACCCAGAACTGCGCCGCAAAGTAATTAACGACTTCAAAGAGGTTGTATACGGAGCAGATAACGACTTTGCCAAGGGCAGAAAGGCGGACGTTATCCTTATGGAAGACAAGTCTGCCGGTATTTCATTAATCCAAGAGCTCCAAGGCGCGGGAGTTCCAGTTCGTGGGTACAATCCAGGGCGCGCGGACAAAATACAGCGGATAAACATTGTGGCGCCCCTAGTAACTAAAGGAAAAGTGTTTATTCCTGAAGAACCGACCAAAAAAGGCGAGTTTGCCGACTGGACAAAACGTTTTTTACGTCAGGTTTGCTCGTTTCCTGAGGCTAAGGGCCACGATGACTACGTAGACGCGCTATCACAAGGACTACGATACCTGCGCGATGATGGTTGGTTACAGCTTGACCCACTACCCGCGCGTGACTATGACTACGCAGACGACGACTATAAGAAGCGTTTTGCTAATCCGTACGCGCAATAGGGCGGTTTACCCTCATTTAACGTATTAGTTAAAATAAGGACTTCCCCAATTCTCGTTGTTGCCAAAATCAACAACATAAAACAAAAAATCTATGGCAAATCCACAACTACCAATTCAAATGGGCTCAAATCTGCCTGGTCTTGACGACCGTGAGGAAGATATAGAGCTTGCTACTCAGCAAGAAGCTGAAATGGAAGAATACGCCGCGGCGTTAGACTTAGACACAAACGAAGTTGAAGAAGAAGTGGTTGAGCTAGAAGACGGCTCTGTCGTAATTAATTTTAAAGAAAAAGAAAGCCCACTTAAAAATCCAGAGTTCTACGCCAACTTGGCGGAAGAGATGGACGAGGGTATTTTACAAGAACTAGCGGTTGAGTATCTTGACTACATTGACGTAGACAAAGAAGCCCGTTCGTTAAGAGACAAACAGTACGAAGATGGTCTGCGAAGAACCGGACTTGGAAAAGACGCGCCCGGTGGCGCGACATTTGATGGTGCCTCTAAGGTTGTCCATCCGGTCATGGCTGAGGCCTGCGTAGATTTTGCTGCTTCCGCATGCAAAGAGCTTCTGCCTTCCGACGGAATTGTTAAGTCAAACATTAAAGGCAATGATAACAAGATTAAGGTTGAACTAGCCGACCGTAAAGTTGATTTTCTTAACTGGCAACTTTCCGAACAAATTCCTGAGTACCGCGACGAGATGGAGCAGTTGCTCACTCAATTGCCGCTAGGTGGCTCACAGTTTCTCAAATGGCGCTGGGATGAAGATCAACTGCGTCCGGCCTGTGAGTGGGTGCCAATTGATAACATTATTCTTCCGTACTCAACGACAAACTTTTACACGTCACAGCGTGTAGCAGAACAGCAAGACATTACCCAAGACACGTACGAGCAACGCATTGATTCTGGGTATTACCGAGACATTGAAGCCGCGCAGTACTCTAACAACGCGCCGCTTACCGATCAGACTAAGTCTCAATCAGCCAATGATAAAATTGAAGGTAAAAATGAGCCTTCTACAAACATTGACGGATTGCGTCGTGTATTTGAAATTACTTGTTTTATTCGCTTGGATGATGATCCTCTTACCCAAGGGCGTCGTGCTCCGTATACTTTAATTATTGATGAGTCTAGCAGTAAAGTGCTGGGCTTATACCGCAACTGGGAAGCAGGAGATGAGACACTCGAAAAATTGGATTGGTATGTTGAGTTCAAGTTCATTCCTTGGCGTGGTGCTTATGCTATTGGCTTGCCCCATCTTATTGGTGGGCTTTCTGCTGCTCTCACTGGTGCTTTACGTGCTTTGCTTGACGCTGCTCATATCAACAACTCTCAGACAATGCTTAAGCTCAAAACTGGACGAGTTTCTGGCCAGAGTGACCGAATTGAGCCCACACAAGTAATTGAAGTAGAGTCTGGCCCTGGCGTGACTGACATTCGTCAGATTGCTATGCCAATGCCATTTAATCCGCCGTCATCAGTTTTATTTGATTTACTTGGTTGGTTAACTGCTGCCGCTAAAGGCGTCGTCACTACGTCTGAAGAAAAGATTGGTGAAGCAACTAACAACATGCCAGTAGGCACCGCCCAAGCTCTGATTGAGCAAGGCGCTAAAGTATTTTCTTCTATACACGCCCGTCTGCACCGCAGCCAAGCTAAGTCCCTCAAAATCATTTCCCGTCTCAATAACTGGTACCTCAGCGAGATGGACAATCAATCTGGTACAGAAATTGAAGTGCGTGACTTTGCGTACAACAACGACGTGCGCCCAGTATCTGATCCTAACATATTTTCTGAGACGCAACGCCTAGCCCAAAATCAAGCCCTACTTCAAATGGGCACCGCGGCTAATCAATCCTCTCCGGGTATGTTTGACATGCGCGCGGTCTACAAACGAATCTTAAAACAATTAAAAGTTCCTGACGCCGAAGAGATTTTACCAAATCCATTAGGAGCAAATGATTCTAATCCTGCCCTAGAAAACGTAGCCATGACCATGGGCAAACCCGCGGCGGCTTATCCGGACCAAGATCATATAGCTCACATTCAGATTCACCTTGAGTACGCAAACAACCCGGCCTATGGTGGCAATCCAGTTATTGGACCTGTTTTTGCCCCGCAGGCGCTTCAGCACATTAAACAGCATTTAATGCTTCATTACTTGCAACAAATGCGCGGCATGGTGGCTAATGCTTCCGGCGGAAAAGACGTGCTTAATCTACATCAAGAAAAACCATTAGACAAACAAGCACAGCAGGCGCTTGCCTTGGCCTCTCAGGTTGTTAATCAAGACGCCCAACAAGAGCTTGGACAGTACATACAACAAATTCAAGCCTTGGCCCAGAAAGTTCAGCAAGCTCAGCAGCAGCAAGCTCAGAACGCAGCGATGAACGATCCTACCGCCGCGGCAATTGTGAAGACTCAAATGGCAGAGACAGAGCGTAAAACACAAGAGACTCAGTCTAGGCTCCAAGCTGAATTGCAAAAATCACAGCAAAGCTACCAGCTTGAAGTGGCTAAGCTACAACAGCAAGTCGCTGAGCTACAGGCTAAATACACAACCCAGACCAATATTGACAATCAGCGTAACGCTACCGATATTGCCATGGCAAACATTAACAATGCCGCTAAGGAACGCGTCGCAATGATCCAGGCCGGTGCGCAGCTTGATCAGCAACAGCAACAACTAGAGCATGAACAAAACCTTTCTGCAATTGATGCCGTCCAGGCAGCCGACGCAGATATTCGCCAACATGGTTTGGCAATCGAGCAACAAGCCTTTCAAACTCAAGCAGAGCAAGTAAGACAGCAAGCCGAGCATGCAAAAGCATCGGCGCTGGCCCAACAGCAGCATGATCAAATGATTCAACAAAAAGGCTTTGAAACTCAAAATCAAGCGTTGCAATCTGGCATATCGCACGGACAGGCCATGCAACAGGCGGACCAGCAACACCAGCAATCTTTACAGCAAATGGCAGCACAACCAACAACACCCCCTACAGGAACAATATAATGGCAAACGACAAAAATCTACAAGGCTTTCGCCAAACATACCAAGAGACTGGTAAGTTATCTTCAGGCGGCGGCCCTGGCGAGAAAAACATCGACGCGGGTCCCGCAGGATCACACCGCGACAACAACTGGAAAATTGGTGCGGCGCAAAGCAAGCTGCGCAACGCTAAGAAAATTGGCCCAGGCAAAAACCTAAAAGATATTGACGGCGGCAATTTTTATTAATATTTAGGGCGGATTCTTTTACGCCAACGTATTAGTGAGAATATGAAGGACTTTTTATCAGAAATTATCAGCCGCGTACGCAGCGAGATACAGAGCCAGGCGGATACCGTCACCGCTGGCACTAACGTTAATTCATTTGACGATTACAGGCAGTACGTTGGAAAGATTGAGGGATTAAAACTATCTCTTGAAATTATCAACGAAATTTTGACGGAAGATAGTGAAGAAGAGTCGTAAGACTTAAGAAAGGATTGCCGGATGGCGATTGATTTTGGAACAAAAGATGAGCCAGATTTACGTTCAGAGCAGGAGTGCTTTCCAGACGTAGACCCTGGTGTTGAGATTCTTGGAGATCGAGTACTTGTGCAGTTACGCAGGGAAAAAGTCACAAGTAAAGGCGGTATCATCCTAGTGGATGAAACCAGACAAACCTTACGTTTTAACGAAACGGTAGCAAAAGTTTGCGCAATTGGTCCCTTGGCATATAAAAGCCCAGACGACCTATCTCCATGGCCAGAAGGCCCTTGGTGTAAAGTTGGCGACTTAGTTCGTACTATCAAGTACGGCGGCGATCGTTACGTTGTGCAGCCAGACGATGATGGCGCTCCAGTGGTGTTTATTACATTACAGGCGCGTGAAGTAATCTCTAAGATTAAATCATTTGAGCATGCGCAAAAAATGAAAGCGTTTGTAGACTAACTTTGTAGAAAGTATAACATGGCAGATAATGAAAAAGACGTTCCTATTAGGGAACGCGATGACGGTACAGTTTTAGCTAAGGTAGATGTACCAGAAGAAGTAGAAGACCTAGTAGAAGTACCTGCACCACCGGATGACCGCACTGACGAAGAGCGCGAAGAAGACGAAGCAGAAGACGCGGATCAAGACGACGACACCTCAGAAGATGAGCGTGAAGCAATCCGTGAGGCACGAAGAGAAGAGCGTAGACTTAAAAAAGAATTAAAGAAACAACGCGATTTTTCAGCGCAAAACAAGATTAAGATGCTTGAGCGCCACAATGCAGAACTGGCAGAACGCCTTGCAAAAGTGGAAAGCACTGCGACATCATATCAGTTTGCACAAATCGACAAGGCTATTGAAGACGAGGCAACTCGTGTCGAGTACGCAAAGATGAAGATGGTACAAGCGGCTCAGGCAAATGATGTAAATGCTCAGATGGAATATCTTGAGCAATTGACAGAAGCTAAGCAGCGACTGCAACAAGTACAACATTACAAAAAGCAGCAAGTGGATGAAGCCAGGGCACCTAAACAAAACGTGCCAAATGTAGTTAACACCGAAGTTCAAAAGAATGCAGAACGCTGGCTAAAAAAGAACACATGGTATGACCCACACGCACGAGATACAGATAGTAGAATTGCCAAAGTAATTGACCAAGAACTTGCAACTGATGGTTGGGATCCTAGTGATTCTGAGTATTGGGAAGAGTTAGACAGTCGTTTGCAGTCTCGTTTACCCCACAGATATACTTCCAAAGGAGGCTCTGTGAAACGAGCAAATCCATCATCATCCAGCAGAGTATCAAACGCTGGCGCAACAAAGCCGGGCACGATTACGCTAAGCCGTGACAGAGTGCAAGCAATTAAAGACGCTGGCGCATGGGATGATGTAGACAAACGAAACAAAATGATCCGAGCTTATGCCTCGTACGATCGTCAAAATAAAGGTTAATTATCATGGCAAATACAAGAATTAAACGCGACGTTGAAGACCGTTTGGCCGACCGCGTACAAGAAACAAAAGAACGGATCGCAATCGAAGATCCTAGCAATAAAACTAAGCGCGAACGTGCAGAAGCGTTCAGAGACAAATGGCAAAATAGCGCTTTGCCAGACATGCCCGAGAATATTATTCCTGGGTTCCATTTGTGTTGGTTATCCACCACAAATAACTATGACAGTATCGACAAACGCATGGCGTTGGGTTATGAGCCAGTTAAAGCCTCCGAATTAGGAAAAGGCTTTGAAGGACTAGGCAAAATGAGCTCGGGCAAGTTTGAAGGCTGTGTTAGCTGTAACGAAATGGTTCTCTTCAAGTTACCAGAAGAAATCTATCAAGAAGTGATGCGCATGATGCACCTAGAGGATCCACTAGAACATCAACGCAACATTACCGATCAAGTGCGCTCAACCGCACAAGAAGGTAAGGGCGGACGCTCAATTCTTGAAGGTGGAGTTTTGGAAATGGAAAAGGAAGCCGCAAGAGCAAACAGTAATGTTCGCTTCTAAATAACATACTTCAATAATAACAAAGGAAACAAAACTAATGTCAACAACATTAAAACCCTTTGGTCTGAAGCCTTCGTTCCACCCAAGTGGTTTGGATCGTTCAACACCTTTTGCAGGTACGAACTCTTATATCACTGGAACTGCTGATTTTTCTCCTGCTTATAGCTTGAGCGCTGGTGAAGCATTTTACCAGTATCAACCTGTAGCGGTAGTTCCTGATGGCACTGGCGCTTTGACCTACGCTTCATCTACTAGCGATCGTTTGATCGGCTCTTTTGACGGTGTCGAGTTCACCGATTCACAAGGTCGTCGATCTGTTGCTAAGTGGATCTCTAAAGAGGCACTTGATGCTTCTTCAGAAATCATTTTCTGGCTCTTCTCTGATCCACAATTGGTTTATGAAATCCAAGCAACCGGTTCTGTTACACAAGCCGCAATTGGACGTGATTTTAACTTCTCTAGCTCTGTTGGCTTTAGCCCTAAGTATGGTCAAACTATCGGTATTTCTGGTGGTGCTGGCTTCTCTACTTGTGCTTTAAACCCGACTGCAGTTACTCTTGGTACACAAGGTCAGGTTAAAGTTGTTGGTCTGGGTCGTGAAGTTGCTTACCCAACAGGGGAACTAAACGCATGGGGTGACACATACACCATCGTTCAAGTTCAAGTCGCTAACAGCCAATTGGTCGCTCCGTCGATCTCGGTTTAATTAACAACGAAAGAAAGGTAATAAGCTATGGCAACCCCAATGCGTAGTACGGACTTTCGTGCGGTAGTCGAACCGATTATCA